AGCGTCTTGCCGCCGACGACCTCGAACTTGCCCGGGCTGGTGGTGTGGTAATACGTGACCCGGTAACGCGTTTTGAGGCCCACGGCCGTGAGCTTCTGGAAAACGTTCTTGCGCTCGATACGCGCCCTGACCGCCTGATGCACGCGGTTGATCCACTGCGTCATGATCAGCACGTCGCCGCCGTTCTGACCGATCAGCGCGAAGAAGTTCTCCACTTCTTCCGGCAGCTGGTTGCGCTGTGCAACGTAGAACTCGTGGACCTCATCAATCACCACCAGTGCATCCTTGAAATCATCGGGGATGCACCACTGACCGGTTTCTGGATGCCTGGAGCAGACGAACGTGGTTGCAACGTCCTTGGTCTCCACCAGCGTCAGCAGCTTGTGAACTTCGTCCACGGGCAGATTCAAGTATTCGGCGATGCGCTCATGGTGCAGACCATTGAGGCGGGCAAATACCCGGCGCCCCTTCTTGAGCGTGGGCAGGATGTGATTCTTGACCGCGTCATAGCTCTTGCCCGCACGCGGCACGCCCTCGTTGAAAACTAGCATGTCACCACTTCCCCAAGGTCAGAATTTTCCGGGTGATGAAGAACACGATCCCGAGCGACACCACGGTCATGCACTCGGGAATCTTGAAGATGTTGACGAACCACGCGATGGTCGGCCCCGCGTTGGCAAACAGGGTG